CCTAAAGCGGTCCGACGTGACCAACGAAGTCAGTGGCACCGGCTACACGGCGGGAGGTCAATCCGTCACCGTCACCGTGACTAAGGACACGGCGAATGATCGCCTAGACGTGAGCTTGGGAAGTGCAAGCTGGGCTTCTAGCACGATCACTGCACGAAAAGCTGTGTACTACAAACGAAGAGGCGGCGCGGCTACGGCAGACGAACTGATCATGGTCAACGACTTTGGCAGCGACGTGAGCAGCACTGCGGCCACGTTCACGCTGAACGCCTCCACGCTGCGGATCCAGAACTAACATGGCCGACAACGTTATTCTGCCGGGCAGCGGCGAGCCGGTCGCTACCGACGAAATCGGCACGGCTCCGAACAACGCGCACTATCAGCGCGTCAAGCTGAGCGACGGCCTAGCCGACAGCACTGTGCACGCGCGTGTACTGGCGACCAATGCCGATGCCGGCACGGCTGGGCTTGTGGTGCGTAACACGCCACAGGACACGTGGAGCGTGTCTTTCACGCGCGCCAGCGCAGCGGGGCTTAATGCGCCCGGCATGACCCAGCGCCGTCTCGAATTCCTCGCGCGCTCTGATCGCTCATTCAATGGGGCGCTCATCCACCGGCATCAGTTGATTGCCTCGCAGCGCATTGCCAACACCAACTTCGCGGTGCTGCTGGCGGACATGTTCGCCGAGGGCGCGTCATGCACGATCAACAGCGCCACAAGCATCAGCGTCACCGTGACCGCGCACGGACTGACTGCCGACAACGTGGGCCAGTCAATGTTCGTGGGTGCGATCACTGGCGCAAACGGTGTTCCCGGGCGCTACGCGATTGCCTCAATCCCCAACGTTGACACGATTAACTTCACAGTGGCTGGCTGGCCCGCGTCGGGATCGTGTACGGTTGATCTTTTCGGTTGGAGTTATATCCGATGGCTCTACACGGGCACCACTGCGACGGCCGCGTCGGTTGACGCGCAGCGCTACGGGTACGCATCGGGCGACACCAGCGCGACGATCAATACGACCGCATCGCCCGGACACATGGCGCAGACGCAGATCGACGGTCGGAGCATCTATTTTGGTGATGCGCTAATCGCGTCAGCCACGGCGCCAGCGGTCACGAATCGCGCGCACAGATGGGCGAACATCCCGGATCAAGAAGTCGAGCTGTACGTGTATTTGTGGTGCTTCAACGGCACAGCCAACCCGGCCAGCAACACAAACTGGACCCTGGGGTTTGCCTCCGTCGAAGACACGGTCAACCTGCCGGTGTACCTGGCCGGCGCGCGGCAGATGGGCGCCAGCACGCCGATCCCAGTCGCGCTGACCGTTGCGGGTCCGACTCAACCTGTGTCTGGCACGCTCACCGCCAACATCGGCACTGGTTCGATTGCGGCGGGGACAAACGCCATCGGCGATTTCGGCGTTCAGTACCGCGGCAGCTCGACGGGTGCGGCCACGCCAGTCAATCTCAACTGCCCGGCCACGCCGGCGGCGCAGGCGCTCAAGGGTTCGGCTGGCCGCTTTCTCAAGGTCTACGGCGTCAACGCAAACGCGGCCACTGACCGCTTCCTTAAGGTGTTCAACACTGCGGCCGGTTCCGTCGTCATGGGCACCACGTCGGCAGTGCTTGACATCATGCTGCCGCACAACAGGGCCGTGGTCGACATCTCCATGGGCGAGGGCGGCATTGGGTTCGGCACTGCGATGAGTGTGGCGATCACCGGCGCGCGCGGCCTCACTGACAACACCGGAGTCACGCTCAACGACGTGACCGGCTTTGTGACTTACGCATAGGAGCATCACCATGGCAACCAAACCAGTCACCATCGAAGTCTACGTGCGCGACGACGAGCACGGCACCACCGGCGGCACGCCGTTCGGCATCCTCAACGTCGAGAGCGCGCAAGGCTCGACCGACGACGAGGGCGTCACCGTGGTCATCGGCAACGGCTACCTGCCAAACGTCGCCGTGGTGGCGCCGGCAGACATCAAGGTCACCGTGCATCAGCCGTCGGTGTTCAACCAGCCGGCCGAGCTCGTCAGCCGCGTCGACGACGCCGTCGAAAACACTAGCACGCTGACATTCAATTTGGCGCCGTAACCTATGCTGCTGCTGCTCTTCAATCAGGCAGCGGCAGGCGTTTCCGTCAACCTCGGCGGCGTTGCCGAGCCCGCGCTTGCCGGCGGCGTGGCGGTCACGCCCGGCACCGCCTCGGTGGCGCTGGGTGGTGTTCGCGAGATCGAGCTGGCCGGCGGGCTGGTCGCATCGGTTGCGGGCGTCGCGCTCTCCGTCGGAGGCGTAGCTGAGGCTGACCGCATCGGCGGCCTCGCGGTCGCGCCGGGCGCGGTCATGCTCGAGGTGGGCGGCGCGCGTGAGGTTGAACGTGCGGGCGGACTTGGCATCCAGCCGGGCGCTGCCACCGTTGCGCCGGGCGGGTATGCGGAGTTGCCCGGCATCGGCGGCATTGCCGTCAACGCCGGCGCGGTCACCGTTGCGCTCGGCGGGCTGCGCGAGATCGAGCTGGCCGGCGGCCTGGGTGTTGAGCTGCTTCCGGATGGCGCGGTTCGCCTCGGCGGGGTGCGCGAGATTGAAGGCCCCGGCGGAGTCGCCGTGTTTGCCTACGTGATGCCGCCCGCGGGTGGAGGTGGTCAACCGCGCGCCGAGCTGAGCCGCCGGCCCGCGCAGGCCAACACCGCGCGCCCCGCGCAACGCAACACCCGCCGCTCTTGAGCGGCTGAACATCAAGGACACGCATGGGACTCATCCGCACCGGAAACCCGGCCGCAGAGCCCGTCACGCTGGCAGAGGCCAAGGCGCATCTGCGGGTTGACTCATCCGACGAAGACGCGCTGATCGCCGCCATGATCTCCGCCGCCCGCGAGGCCGCCGAGCACGAGACCGGCCGCACCTTCGTTAGCACGCCGTGGCGACTCACGCTAGATCAGTTTCCCACCAGCATCGCACTGCCCATGCCCCGCGTGACCGCGGTCACGCAGATCCATTACGTGGACGGCGATGGCATCACGCAGGCACTTAACCCGGCCGGCTACCAGCTCATCGCTGACAGCGAGTACGAGGCGTGGATCGAGCCGGCCTACGGCTACAGTTGGCCCTCCGTGCGTGCCCAGGCCGAAGCGGTGCGCGTGACCTACATTGCAGGCTGGTCCAACGCAGCCGCCGTGCCTGCGGCAATCAAGGCGCGGATGCTCCTGGCTATCGGAGACATGTACGCCAACAGAGAGGCCAGCGCAGACAAGCCTCACCATTGAGCAGCCGGTAGAAGTGCGTGACGCAGACTACGGGACAATGGTCAAAACGTGGTCGCCTGTGGCAACCGTATGGGCAGCGGTAGAGCCGCTGTCAGGCCGCGAATTTTTTCTCAATCAAGAGCAGCAGAGCGAGTTGACTACGCGCATTCGCATCCGCTACAGCAGCCTTGTAGCTGGCATCACCCCAAAGATGCGGATCAATTTCGGCGGCCGAATGCTGCAAATCACCGCTGTCATGAACTTGCTGCAGGCAGACGACGAGCTACAGATTATGTGTGCTGAGTGGCGCACAACATAATGGCAACCAATGGCCGTACAGCTAAACATTAAACTTCAGGGCTTTGATGTTCTGAAGCAACGGCTTTCCGCGCTCCCCGAAAGGCTACGCCGCAACATTATGCGCGGAGGCATGCGGGCGGCGGTTGCTGTCATTCGTGGCGTTGCGCGCAATCTTGCTCCGCTTGGCCGTACCGGAAATCTGCGCCGATCTATACGGGTGAGTACCCGAGCGTTTAGAAACGGCCGGATAGAGGGCACAGTCAAAGCAGGCGGCAAGCTCGCGTACTACGCCAACATCGTCGAGGGCGGCGCAAAGCCACACCAAATCAGCGTCACTCGGGCAGCCAAGGCGCTCAACCTGGGCGGCCGCGTGTTAGTCAAAAAGGTACAGCACCCAGGATTCCAAGGCCGTCGTTTTATGGAGCGCGCGGCCAATCAATCTGAGGCCGCCGCAAGTAATGCGTTTGCCCAATACGTCAACAACCGCGTTGACTTGTTTCTAACTGCGGGCCGAGAACGCTAATGCGCGCAGAACGTGCAATCAAAGCCTTACTCGATGCCGACGGCGCCGTTACCGCCATCGTGGGCAGCGGTGCAGCCGCGCGCATCTACGGCGGCGCCGCGCCGCAAGAGGCTGCGGCACCGCTCATTGTCTACACAAAGCAAAGTGCAGAGCGTGAACCAGTTCTAGATCAGGTAGCAACTCGTCGAGTAGATGGGCTTATTGACGTGCTCATCGTCGCGCGCACTTACACCCAACTAAAGACTCTAAGCGAAGCCGTGCGCGTAGCTCTTAACGGCAAGAAAGGAACCTTTGGCGGAACCACGGTACTTGATATCGTGATCGAGTCAGAAGGAAGCGACCAGTTCGAGCCGCAGCTAGACGAGTTCGGACAGGTTTGGACGTACCGTGTCATGCACACCGAGTAACCGCAACACCAGGAGAAAACATGCCTCGCATCATCGTTAACGGAAGCGTCCCTTCCATCGCCGCGACCTTCCGCACTGCTGCCAATATCACTGGCATTAGCAACGCTGCCAACGCAGTCGTTACGCTCGCCGTCGGCCACGGAACCGCGCAAGGCGACTTTGTGGAAATCCTTAGCTCCGGCTGGAGTCGTCTGGCCGGCCGCGTTTTTAGGGTCAGCGCAGTAGCGACTAATGACGTTACGCTTGAGGGCTGCGACACTAGCAACACAACCACGTTTCCAGCAGGACAGGGCGCCGGCACGCTGCGCGCCGTTCTTACTTGGACCGATCTTCAGCAGATCAACGAACTCAGTGTGACCGGCGGGGAGCAACAATTCCAAGATGGGCAGTACATTGATAACCCCTTGCAATTTCGCTTCCCCACAAACCAGACGCCCATTGATGTGAGCTTCACTGTAGACGACGACCAGTCAATGACTTTTTGGACTCAGGTGCGTTCGGCTGCTGACTCTTTGGCAAATCGCCCTCTTCGCATCCGTGACGCCGTAGGCATCCCGCGCGCTGTGGGTACTGGTGTGTGGAGCTTCAGCGCGGCGCCGGCCTTTGCGGTTAATCAGGTTCTAAAACGGACTATTAACGTCGCGCTCTCCGCTAGGTTCACGGAGTATCAATCCTAATGAGCGAGATTGAACGACTGATTGCAGCCGCCAACAAGGCGCGGGAATTTTCTTTTGCATTGGGTCCGCGCGCACAAATTGTGCTTCGCGTGCCAACGGCCTATGAGTTGGAAATCGCGTCGGCTGGGCGGGTTACTGGTGACACTGGAGCCGTTCAGTTTTTCCGGGGGCTGCTTGAACAATGCGTAGTCGGCTGGTCGGGCATCGTAGAGGCCGACTTGATCCCCGACCTGCCCAAAGAACCTTCGCCCGAAGTGACGTTCGACCGTGCTCTAGTGCCATTGCTTTTGGACACTAACCCGGTTGAGGCGGTATCAATGCGTGATGCCCTGCTTGATCGCCTGTCTAAACGTGCGGCCCGCATAGAGGCCGCCAAAAAAAACTAGACGCGCGCCTGGTTTGGGAGCGGGGCCAGGCGCATCAAGGTCAGATTGTTTCAGCGGGCCTGTCAAGTCTTGCTAGCTCAGCGATGCCATTACTCACGGCCGATACGCACGCTGTATATCATGCGTGGCGATGGTGCGGCGGATGGTTGCCAGAGCGGATGCCGTTATATTTGGCGCTTCATCCGGTCGATGATCCGTTACTGCTTTGGGAGTTGTTGCAATACGTGCGCGATCAACTAACGTCCAAACAGCATGACAAATAAAACTACCATCGTAGTCACGGCCGAAGACCGTGCGTCGGCCGTATTTCGTGGCTTGCGTGGTAGCGTTGAATCTACCGCAGCGTCATTCGCTTCGTTTGGCGCTGCCTTTGCTGGCCTTGGCGGCGCCGCTGCTATTGCCGGTGTCACCCGTCTTGTTAGCACGCTTGACGATCTGGCAGACACGGCCAAAGGGATCGGACTGTCGGCAGAAGATTTGTCTGCTTTCCAGTTCTCCGCGCGCGCGGCCGGTGTGTCGTCGGAAGAACTCACTGGTGGTCTAAGCAAGTTTGCCCAGGTACTTGAGGACGCCCGGAACGGAAGCGAGGAAGCGGAGCGCACCGTCGCGGCGCTTGGCATTGGCTTAGGCGAGCTTCGGTCCGGAACGCTCACAACTGAAGGCGCGCTAGAGCGTGCTGCCGATGCGCTAGCAAAGTACGCAGACGGATTTGAGAAAACTGCATTGGCGCGCGACGCCTTTGGTCGCGGCGGTGCCAAGTTCATCACATTCTTGTCGGAAGGTTCCGATGGTCTAAGAAAGTTTGGGGGTGTATCGCGTGACGCCATTGAAGAAGCAGGCAAGCTGCAAAATGAAATCGACAAGCTGTCGGCTTCTTGGGACCAGCTAAAGCTGAGTGTCGCAGGGTCAATTGCTGGAATCGTTAACGCCACACTAGAGCTAAAGCGAGGATCGCTTGATTCTCAGTTGGCAACGACACAAAAAGCGATAGAAGAAATTTCCGAAACGCTGGAGCGCACAAAGCCCGGCAGCCGCCTTGAGCGTAATCTGCTAGAGCAGCTCAAGGTTGAACAAAATAAGCTGCAAGAGCTTGAGCGCACTATCGCTAAGCGCGAATTTGTTGGCCCGCCAGAACTTGGCGGCAGACCTCCCGACAGAAAACCGAAGACCCGCGACAAAACGGAAAAAGAGCGCGCCGAAGATATATCGGAATCTAGGCGTGAGCTGGCAGCGTTTGTGAGCCAGCTAGAACGTGAGCGCGACATCATCGAAGAAATATCGCTAAAAGAACGAGCGATTCAGACGCTGCGCGCCAATCCGTTGATTGACACTCCACAAGTAAGAGAGCTTCTGTTTTTAGAGATTGAACGAGTCGAAGCGGCTCGTCAGGAAAAAGAGTTACGCGAAGAGCTCGCGCGCATCCAGAAAGAAGAGCTTGAAAAAACACGCCAGCTTGACGCGCAGTTAGATGAATTCTCTGGCCGTACTGCCGAAGCTTTGAAGATCGCACAGGCGGCGCGACTTGAAGCGCGCCTCGCATCTGGCGAAATATTCTCCGCAGAAGAGCTGGAAAAAACAGTGAAGGGCATTGCCGGAATACGTGACGAAGTAGACCGGACCAAAGATGCTACCGACCAGCTCGCGCTTGCATTTTCCAGTTCGCTAGGTCGATTCATCGAGTCTGGCGGGGCTGGCGGTATCAAGTCATTTTTTGAGTCTCTTTTGCAAGACCTCCTCAAGATGACCACGCAGCTTTTGATCGTCAATAAACTAGCAGAGGCTTTAAAGTCGGCTCTTGGCGATGGCGGGAGTCTTAGCGGTATTTTTAGCAGCATTGGCGGTGCGTTCGGTTTCGGCGGCGCCCGAGCCATGGGCGGCCCTGTGGCTGCTGGCATGGGCTACCTGGTAGGAGAACGCGGTCCCGAATTGTTTGTCCCTCGCAGCAGTGGGCAGATTGTGCCCAACGGTGGCGGCTCTATGAACATCAACATTAATCTGCCTCCCGGGACAAACGTAACGAGGCAGACCGCTAATCAGATTGGCTTGGCCGTTGGCCGTCAGTTGTCGATGGCCGGACGGCGGAACGGATAACCCATGA